ATAGTTATCTTGTCGCCATCAAAAAGAAGATTGCTTTCTACAACGAATGTATTATCGCTAGTCTTCCATGTAACAACTCCATTATCTGTATCTCCAGAAACAGATCTTGCACTGCCACTAGAAGCTGATGCCCATGATATATCTGTTCCATCAGAAGTAAGAACATAAGTATTAGAACCAATTGATAAAGCAGCGGGGTTTCCGCTAGCGTTTCCGTAAATAATACTGCCTCTAGCAAGACCCGCCATTTTAGCAAGAGTCACTTGGTCGTCAGCGATATGCGCCGTATCAATAGATCCGTCAGTATAATGCTCACTATCAACAGCATCGTCAGCTATCTTTGCTCCGGTAATTGCATCGGCTGCTATTTTTCCAGTTGTAACTTGTAAATCGCCAATATGCGCCGTGTCGATAGATCCATCTGCGTAGTGTTCACTATCAATGGCGTCATCAGCAATTTTAGTTCCATCAACTGCGTCATTAGCTATCATAGCCGTAGCAACCTGAACTTCTCCAATAGTTCCAGCACTAGCTGCCCCTAGAACTCTATTGGCAGTGCCAGTGTGTTGCATTTTGGCATAAGTAACAGCATCATCAGCTATCATGTCAGTAGCTACTTGAACTTCTCCAATAGCTCCAGCGCTAGCAGCTCCCAAAACTCTATTATCAGTTGAGGTGTGCTGCATCTTAGCATAGGTAACTTGATCATCACCAATATGTGCTGTATCAATAGAACCATCAACGTAATGTTCGCTATCAACAGCGTCATCGGCTATCTTTGCTCCAGTAACAGCATCGGCTGCTATCTTTGCAGTCGTAACTTGTAAGTCGCCTATGTGAGCAGTATCAATGGACCCGTCTACATAGTGCTGACTATTAATAGAATCATCAGCTATATCTAAAGTTACAGCAGCAGTTTCTGAACCGCTACCTGAAACAGTAATAGTGCCTTCTCCAGCATCAGCGACAGTAGCTACATAGTTGCCTGTCGTGTGAGTGCCAAGAGTAATTAGATTGTTTAAAGTTGTAGCTCCTGTACCACCATTAGCTACTGGAAGAGTCCCAGTAACTTGATCTGTTAAGCCTAAGACACCTCCAATATTATCAAGATCAAAGTTGCCTTCGTTGACTGTTAGAGTTACATCTCCATTAATAATGGTGGCAGCACCAGCTCCTACAGTCAGTAAGTTATTTGCTGATGTAATGTCATCAAGAGATGTGACTCCAGTTCCGCCATTACCTACTGGAAGAGTTCCAGTTACTTCTGCGGTTAGATCAACACCGCCAGCTTTAATTGTTACAGCACCGCTACTAACAGAAAAATTATCGGTTGAGAATGAAGCTATACCTTTATTAGAAGAAGTGGCATCTTCTCCAGATATTTCGATAGTTCCGTCACCATTAGTAACGTCTATACCCTCTCCTGCTGTGATTGTGGTTTTTGCTAATCCGCTATCTCCACCAACTAATATTTCACCATTAGAATAACTAGTTTGACCAGTACCGCCTTTATTAGCTGCTATAGTAGTAGCACTCCAAGTACCAGTAGTGACAGTACCCATTGTCACCATGTTGGTACTTCCAGCGTATGTAGAGATCGCAATGTTCTCTACATTACCCATACTCATATCGCCTTTTAGCTCAGCAAAGGTTCTGCCTTTAACATTGCTAGCACCGCCTAATAGAACTTTATTTTCAGCAATTGCCTCTTCAGTCTTTAAGGCATTACCGCTGCTATGACCAAATGTTAATGTGTCTTGTTTGCTATTGATGAAACTAGTAGAAATGTAAGACGAATCAATTGGGTCTCCATTCCAGCTACCCGAATTAATTGTTCCTACGGTTGTTAAATTACTACTTCCAGCCCATGTGGACAAAGCTGTGTTTTCAACATTATTAAGACTCAGGTCTACTTTTGTATCGCCGTAAGATCTACCTACCGCACCACCTCCACTATCTACTTTTATGAAATCATTTTCAGATAAGTCTCCTCCATCTCCGCAAACAATTACGTTACCAGAAGATGATCCAGTGACTAAACTAACAGCTCCTGAAGAAACTGAAAATTGATCAGAATTAAAAGAAGCAATACCTTTGTTAGACGTAGATGCATTTTCTCCAAGAATTTCAATAGAGCCAGAACCATTGGTGATATCTATACCTTCGCCAGCTGTCAGAGTAGCAGCCGTTGGAGCGCCAGAGCCATCGCCTATAAGAAGTTGACCATTAGATAGACTGCCTGTACCACCATTAGCAGCAGGAAGAACTCCTGTGACTTCAGCCGTTAGATCAACACCACCATCTTTAATTGTTACTGCTCCGCTAGATACAGCGAAGTTATCGCTAGAGAATGAAGCGATTCCTTTGTTACTTGTGGTTGCGTCTTCTGCAAGAATAGTAATAGAGCCAGCTCCATTAGTGACATCTATACCCTCACCAGCAGTCAAAGTAGCAGCTGTCCCAGTGCCACCACTACCAATTAGTAACTGGCCATTCGATAGAGCGCCTACTCCACCATTAGCAGTCGGGAGTACGCCAGTTACGTCTGCTGTTAAATCTATGCTAGCAGCTTTGATAGTTACTGCACCACTGCTTACAGTGAAGTGATTTGTATCAAAGCTAGCGACACCCAAATTGGATGTAGTAGCAAGTTCACAATCAATTGTTATTGAACCAGAAGCAGAAGTGACATCTATTCCTTCACCAGCAGTCAATTCAGCCGCAGTAGCAGCTCCAGAACCATCACCTATTAATAGACTACCACTAGCCAATCCTCCCGAACCACCATTGGCAACAGGAAGAACGCCAGTAACTTCGGCAGTTAGATCAACACCGCCATCTTTGATAGTAACTGCACCACTGGAAACAGAGAAGTTATCAGTGTGAAAAGAAGCAATACCCTTATTGCTCGTGGTTGCATCTTCCCCAAGAATCTCTATAGAACCAGCGCCGTTAGTAATATCAATACCTTCACCAGCGGTTAGAGTACCAGCAGCTGGTGCGCCTGAACCATCACCAATTAACAACTGACCATTAGTCAATACATCTAATGCAGTTATAGCGCTAGTGCCAGCGCCTACAAGAATACCACCATCTGTTAAGGTTGCAGCTCCAGTTCCACCATACTCTACTTTCAAACTTCCATCTGAAGCACTAAAAGCGGCTAAAGCAACAGGGTCTGTAGTTCCATCGCCTATGATTATTTCACCGTCCGCCAAAACAGCCATAGCAGTAATAGCACCAGTGCCACTACCAAGTAATACACCACCATCTGTAAGACTAGTAGCTCCTGTTCCACCCCTATCAACGTCTAAGTTTCCGCCAAAACCATTAAGATCAATATTGGCCTTGGTTAATTTTTTAGAATTACCGCTAGTATCAACAACAACAAAGTAGTCACCATCTCCATCAGATGTTGAAGTAGTAAGCTCATTTAAGTCTAGATATACAGTTATACTATTAGTACCATTTGTGATATCTACACCAGTACCTCCAGTAATGGTAGCTGGGGCAGGAGCGCCACTGGTAGCACCAATGACTATCTGTCCATCACCCAAAGCAGCTGTAGAAGTTATAGCCGCATCAGCATCAGAACCAACTCCAAGCAAAACGCCATTCTCAGTTAAAGAACTGACGGCAGATGCCATATAGACGGCTCTATCAGATGGGTATGTACTAAATACAGTATGAGTACCACTAGACAAAGAAAGTTTAGCACCAGTACTGCTAGCAAGGATGGTGGTTCTAGAAAGAGTATCAGGACTAGCATCAGTTACAGTACCAATACCAATTTCCCAAGCGCCGTTAGCGTCAATTAGTCCATAGTAAGTGGTATTTGTAGTTCCAATGCCGCTTACAAACGACTGAAATCCACTAGCAGCACCAGCAAGTTCGAGATTGCTAGTGCCAGTAGTGGTAGTGGTTTCTTTTACTCTATCAGCTATTACTAAAGCCACAATATTCCTCCTTTAATTAAGAGAGGGTGATATTAGGCAAAGGTAACGTCTAAATCACCAGCATTGAATTTGAAAACGTCGCCGTCTTTTACTTCTCTAGCTGTAGTTAGAGAACCATGTAGCAAGACGTTTCCTGCTCCGGGGGTTGCGTTATCAGTAATAATGACGCCAGAAACTCCTCCCCAATCAGCTGTAGCAGTTGGGAAAGTAATAGCACCAGTGTTCTGAGTTGCTCCATTTGAAGCAGCGTCCCAACCAGTTACTTGAATTCTGTTATAAGCAGTACTTCCAGAAGTTGAAATTTCCTGAGTTAGAGTACCTGCTTCTACAACAGCAGCATCATAATATTTAATTAGACCTACATAAACTGTAGTTCCGGGGGTTGTATAAGCTGTATTTCTTAAGACATGATTTACTAAAGCATTCTCAAGATATGTTGACATAGCTGACATAAAAATGTCTCCTAATATTAGTTTGTTATTAACCTACGTAAGTGCCGAGTTCTGCTCTTCGCCAAGTATCAGTAGCAACACATACATATAAATGATATGTTGCATCAGTAGCAGCAAAGGCAATTTCTCCCTGTACACAACTTGTCAAAGTCGTTCCACCAGTAAATTGATTACTAGTAGCTCCATCTCCACCAAGTGCAGTAGCATTGTCTAGACCTTCAGTAATTGCTGTATTACCATCAGTACCAGCAGTAGCTTGAGTCAAAGTCAATGTTCCTGAACTATTATCGGCAACTGTGATTGTTCCGTTATGACCACTTGCATGTTCAATACAAGCTTTCAAGGAAGTGGCAGCAGCTGCGGCAGTTCCAGACTGATTAAACTGACCACTAGCAAGTGCTTCAGCAGCTTTAGCTGTATAAGTTTTAGACGTTCCAGCAGCATCAATTAAAACAATTGTTTGATCTACAGCTGGTACACCAGTAAAAGCTACAGTGGCAGTAGCGGCAGTAGTAGCAGAAGAGGGTTTAGAAGAACTCCATAGAGCTAATGAATCAGCATAATCTGTATATACGCTTCTAATATCTTCTGGACTAATTTCAGCAGTTGTGTTATCAGGCAACAAAGTACTTACTTGTGTTGCCAACTCCGTCTTGGTTCTTTTAGTCATGTTTGAGTCCTATTGCAATAAGGGATATTTCTCTTATTATTATACACCAAACAAAAAAACCGCCCCTAAAAATAGAGGCGGTTTCATGTCGGCGTTTATACCAGATGGATTAGAATCCACCCAACAAGATGCGACGATTGTCGAGAACGGCAAAGCCGATTTCTGCCCAACCGTAGAAGCCAGCTCGTTGCTGACGGTGCAGTGCATCGTCTTCAAAGATCTGAACATCTTGCTTAACAGGCATAATAAAGCTATCATTGCTGGACTGATCCAGACCAACTACAAGCTCAACATCAGAACCAGTGAAGGTTCCAGAAAGCTGATTAACGTAGAAGTTCTGATATTCTTGATCAGCGCCAAGTTCGTCCATGTCGTGGAGGTTCACGCCAAAGATACGAGTGATAGCAGCACCATCGTCACCAGCCTGATAAATTTCACGGCGAGTGACTTCATCAACCTGATCAAGTCCCCAGTTTCGGATATCTTCCAAAGCTTCTGGAGAGAGGTAAAGATCAGTCAATGATCCACGGTTCAAAGAACCGCTATTACCGCCAGCGTTGCGTCGCATAACAGTCTTCATCAAAGAGATAAGACGTTTTGTGAACTGACCAATCGCGGCGTCTGCATCATAAACCATAACGTTTCTGTCAACACCAGCTGCTAACAGTGTGTGCCAACCGTCATCGTTCATCTTCTTCACGAAGCCAGCTTCAAGAACCTGCATCGCGCGACCTACAACATCCCAACGGGCTTCTCGTGCATAACGCAAGAGATAGTCGATTGAAGAAGCAACGGTGTAAGTTGGGACCATTACATAGTCACCTTCTACAGCGCGTTCTGGAATACGACCGTGACCGGGATTAGTGTAGGCAACGTGTTGATTCTCCGTGCCGGGAGCTAAAAGGTCAAGTGGAAATTCAGCAGCTGAACCGGGAGCCATCTGGATCTTTTCAAAGATTCCATCAAGGACATCACCGAAGTGGTGCTTCTAAGGCTACTGCTAATTCTCGCTGTGCAGCGAGTGCCTCATTCTTATCGACGCTACCAGAGCGTTGAATGAGTTCGATAAAATGATCATCAGGTTTTGTCATTTTACTCATGATTATAGTCTCCTATTAAGGGTTATGTTTAAGTATCAGCGCTAGCAGTACCAGCATTGGGTAGATTGATTTCTACTTTGTAGTAGCTATCTTCGTCTGCCAATGACATGAATCGACCAACAAGAACGTCGGTACTTGATCCGTCACAAGGCTCAAATTTACCAGTAGCACCACCATCATCCAAACAAGCAGGTTCACCAACGGTATTAGGCGTGCCTTCAACCATATTGGTTACAACGTAGCCCTTCTTAAGGATGGAAACTTTTCCACCTTTTTGGACTTCGTCTTTGTGCCAGTTGATATGTTGACGGGTTAGGTCAATATCTACCACATCATTAAGCAAAACACCAACAGGAATAACGCCAGCAGCACCCTGCTTGACGGCAACCTGAGCATTAGCTTGATCCATTGCTGCACCAGATCCATAGGGACTGTTAGCAATAGATACAACACAACCTTTTTCTACAGCGCTTCCGTTATAGAAGAAGGAGATGTCTACATCGAGTTCATTTCTATCAGCTTTTAAAGCCATTGTAATGTCTCCTAAAAAAATTATTACTTGTTAATACTTGCTGTTGAACGAAGAACGTTGCTTTCGAGCCAATCACTAGCACTAGAACGTAGTTCTTCAACTACATCGTCACCAGCATCAGCCAAAGCTGCTTCAGCTTCTTCTTCGGCTTCCTCAAGAATTTCAGCTTCTGCTTCTTCAGCAGCTTCGTCAGTTTCTTCAGCTTCAGTTTCTAAAACTTCTTCTGCTTCAACTTCTTCAGCTACTTCTTCAGCGGATGCTGGAGCTTCTTCTTCTTCTTCGTCCTTTTTAACACCCATTTTCTTGAGGGCATTTTTCTTGAGAGCAACAACTTGCTCAAACATTTCGTCTGTTGCTTCAGCAAAAGATTCGAGGATCGCCTCGACTTCTTCTTCTTCAGCACCAGCTTCAACTAAAGCTGCTCTGCGTGCCATGGCTTTAACTTCAGCTTCATGAGCTTCAATTTTAGCCAGAGCTTCAGCAAGCTCTTCATCCTTTTTGGCAATTGCTTCTTGTAACTCAGCGACTTTGGCTTCAGCAGCTTCAACAGCAGCTTGGGCTTCAGCAATAGCTTCGTCTTTTTCGGAAACAACAGCTTCAAAAGCTTCAATCTTAGATTGAATTTCTTCTTCTTTCTGCGTAGTCATCTCGGTTTCCAAAGCTTTAGCAGCTTCTTTGGCAGTTGCCAGTTCAGCTTTAAGCTCTTCGACCTGTTCTTTGAGAACATCAGACATATCTTTATTCTCCATATTAATATTAGAGTTAGTTATTTCTTCTGCTTGCGCATTAGCAAAAGGGTTTACATCATTTAGAATCACGCTGCGCGGATTTGCGGGATTGCTAACGAGACCTTTTCCCGAAAACGCAATATTCCTTAAAAGTCTTCCTATCGTATATCCTTCGTACTTTCCAGTACCTCCATATGCTCGAAGGTGTTTTGTTAAAAATGCAGATGCTTCATCTCTTGCTACAACTTTTTCACTACCTTCTGGCGTGACTATAGCGTAGTCAAAATCATTGAAAAGACATTCCATGGAAACAAACCATTTGCCTTCTTCAATTTCTGCAATAAGTTTGTCCATTCTTTCTTTTAGTTCTGGAGAAGTCCAGCTATTGTAAAGAACAGCACTCGTAGCAATATCGAATTTATCTATATTACTAATATCTTCTACTTCATTGCCATCTTGGTCAAGAACAACACTTCCGGTTATATGGCCAATGATATCAGCTTCATTGTGCATGAAGTTAAATTGTTTATCTGAGGGGGTATCTTTTGCAGCCCAAGTTTCTCCCATGTCAAAAACATCATCGTTTTTGTTCCAGCCTGTGGAAACTAAGATAGAGCTAAGATAGTACAAATCATATTGATCTTTATTTTCAGCTACAGCAGACTCTTCTGCCACAACTAAAGTTTTGATACTTTCTTTTTGCTCTTTATTTGGTATATAGAAACTAACTGGTGAAGAGTAAGCAACACTAGCGTTTGCTTTAATTGCATCTTCGAGGCCAGCTTCTAGCTCACTTTTATATATTCTCATATGTCACCTCAAAAGAATATACACCATAAGACAAAAAATATACAAGTTATGCTACTCCGTTCTACTCAAAGCGTAGGAGGAAACAGCCATCTTTCTAAGCTCATCAACGTTTGGCTTTCTATTATTTCTATTAAAGAAGTCCTTCTTCAAACTTGACATTAGATTTTTGAAGCTCGCTGTTTCTTTAACAGGATTTTTTAATAGGTTATTTAGAGTATCGGCATTTATTTCCATGAACGGTTGAATATTACAAAGTATGCACATTTTTAAATGCTCTAGTTGGTCCATTTCACTTTTTGTTAGAGATCTTAAACTTTTCTTATTGTAGTGAGCTAATATAGCAGGATTAATAACTTCGTTTATCTTTGCTTGAGCTTCTCCAGCCCATAGAGACATACTAGCTATTTCGGTTTGGCTAACTATTTGCTTTGGTTTATCTACCCTTTGTTTTCTAGGGCCTTTATCAGTAGAGTTTTTTGGCCTTCCGTCTTCTGGTCTGCCAGTTGGATTAAACTTCTCTTCTTGTTTTGGAGCTGGACTATTTTTCTTCTTCAATTCCATTCTCTTTTCTTCCTTCTCTTCTTTTTCTTTATTAATAGACTCCTTGTCTCGTCTATCTTTAGGATCAGTCAAAGGATGATTACCAGTATCAGTAGAAGGTACTAATCCAAAATCTTCTGGTTGCATTGAGTCTTTTGTTAAAGCAATTTTTTCAAGGTCGTTCCTATGTTGAGGATTGTGATAAGGGCTTGCTTTTTGAGGCATAACTTCTGCCTTTCTATCCTTTTCTTCTCTTCTAATTCTGATTTTTTCAATTTCAGGAATTTCTCCAAATCTCTCAACAAGAGTTTCTGCGCTGATAATGTTTCTGTCGGCAAGTTGAATAAGAAGATTCTTCTCTGACGCTTCATCTGAAAGAACCATTTGATCAAAGTGGATTTTTGCAGGAAGTCTAAAGCCCATAGCTTTTTGAACTATTTCTAGTTCTTGATTCCACCAGTTAACTAAGACCTGCCTTCCATACTCTAGTCTTTCAACAAGGGTTTTAAGACTGATAAAGTTATTAGTAAATCCACCACTTGAGCCAGCAGCGCCAGTAAGAGTAGGAGGAACACCAAGACCCGCATATATATTAGTAAGTACAGGTTCGTATTTTTCTTTTCCTAAGAATCTAAATACTTGCGTACTAGATTCAGTAAACTTAAGTTCAGGACCCCATACCAAATCCATCGTTCCGCCACCAACATTACTAGCAAGAATGTTTCTTAACTTATTGATTGCAGCTTTTGTTGGAAGAATTTTATTATCTAAGTCTCCAAGACTCCATAGTCTAATGTTAGAAATTGCACCATCAAGAGCTGATATATCAGCAAGCTTCATTTTTTCGAGCATAATGATATCATCAAGAATCGCAAATATCATTGGGTTTGCCCAAACAAGCCAGTCATCTTTTTTGTAGTAGTGTACTGATACTTTTTCTGGGTCTAACGGGATGACGCTTTCACCTTCTTTAATTGACTTAACAATATCTGGAGGTAACAAAGCTTGTATATTTTTATGATAAGGACTATCTGTCATTATACCTTTGTTAGCTAAACCTCTAACTAACTTAGATACTTTTAATGCGTATTGTGGCTGTCCAACAAAAGTAGCTAGTTCATCGCCAATAACTTCGATTGACATTGGATTTAAGAAATCAAATTTCCAAGGTATTTCTTTTTTGGTTACATTTCTTACAAGAGCTTCCATATCTGGAGATGCAGCACTTTTCAGGTCTCTTTCTACTTTTCGGCTAATTTTTGCAGTCCTTCTTTTTACGACTACATTTCCGCATCTATATAAAGTATTAAGAAACCTTTCTGATCTTTCGATGCCGTTTACTTTGTTGAACCAAGCTCTAAAAAACTTTTCGATTCTTTTGTTTGGGTGAACAATATTGATTCCTTGACCAGCAAAGTCCGCCATAAGGTCAATGACGTTGCGGATAATGCCCACCTTATCGTAAGCCTGCATACACATGCGAATGGCTTCTTTTTGTCTTTTTGGTACAGACTCAGAAGAACGGAATCTATTGTAGTCTTCTCTATTGAATCCAGTTCTTACAGAACGGTTTGGTTCAATGTCTAAGAAAGAACGACGATTATAAGCTACTGACTTTTGAATACCATCATAAGAGTCAATATTATCAGACGTATCAGAAAGTGCCTGTCTTTTACCAGAGTCATCAGACCAAGTTACAAAAGCTTGTACTTTTTCTTGGTTTTGTATGGGATCATTGTCGGACATTATTCACCTATTCAATTGCAATTGGAATGATTGTGGAATTAATCTAATTGATTATACACCAAACTAATAAACATCTTTCATTCCTTCTGTAAACCAAGACGGTCCTACAAAAGAAGGGCCTGTCATGTCACCTTTTGCTCCACCTACAAAGCCTCCAATAGTGTCATAAACAGGAGGAGGAGGTGTTCTTAATATTTTTCTTGCAGACATGTTAGCCATTATCAATGATGAATAACGGTCTTTTCTTAATCTATCTTTTCTACCACCGGGAAGTTTTACTTCAGGTGTATCCCATTTGTCTCTACCAGAAGTTGTCTGACTCATAATAATCATTGAGAGTTCGTCTTTTAACTCTTCAATTTCCATTACACAATCTTCAAGTGTGTCGTACAACCTATTTTTTAGCTTGTCGTCAGATATAGCCAAGCCAAGGGTGGCAGAATCAAAGTAAGGGAACAGAACCGTCTTATCTTCAAAGTCTTTCCTTAATCCATGATTAGCCTCTGCAACCCAGTCGGCTTTAGCAAATTGAACCATCTCCACAATGTGAAGTCCCGGTTCACCGTCAGTGTCTTTTTCTTTCTTTTCGTTTATAGTAGGCCAGATTGGTAGCTCGCCCTCTCTAATTTTATCTTTATCGTGTAGAGCTTCGATGATAGCAATACCACCACCCTGAGCATCTAAAGCGATCTCTTGTGGAGGAAACACTCTCATCAAGTCTCGTATCTTTCTAGCACAATAAGAATAGAAATCTGTTTCATCAGCAACTCCAGCTTTTAGTTGTTCTTTGTGTCTACTTCTATTCGTAGTCCAAGAATATACAACACGACTATGATCTTCATGAACTTCCATGATAACTATAGAAAAGTTGTCAACTTCAGACGCAGGGTCAATACCATAAACATATCTACAGTTTGGATTGCCTCTTAACACAGCCTGAAAACTTACTTCTCCACTTGGAAGACTAATTGGGTTCTGAGGAGAGACCACGCAGGATTCAATGAGAGAGCGTTTAAAGAACCCATTGCTATCTGTGGAGAAACATGCTCCAAACTCCATTTGGTAGATTCCTGAGTGGACTGTGGCCTTTGATCGGGCAACCTGAGCGGCATCCATGAAGCCTTCCGGTAAAAGTTCAAAAGGCACTCGGATGATAGAATACTGACGCCAATCAAAACCATCAGGAACTCCGTCTTCACCAAATAGCTCACCTAGCTTCTTGGGATCTCCTTGGCTGGTTATAAAACTCTTCCACTTTTTCCAATATTCAGCAAAGTGATTGAAATCATAATAAGCTGTACCAGAAAGGATAATTTGGTTCGCGCCTTCTTCATTAGCTTCTTGTTCATCTTCTGTCATCTCTCCAAGCTCAATAGCTTTTTTCTCAGCAGCTATTCTTCTTACGTTTTCAATAGGAGAAGCACTAACGGCAGCAAAACCAGCGACAACATTTTCAAATATCTCTCTAGGAATAGACGCAAATTCGTCAGCAATAATATCGTTAGCACGTTGACCACGAATCTTACTGCCATCACCGAGAGGCAAACATGTGATTTGACTGTCGCCAATCTTCAATCTACACATGTCTACATCTCTTCTTGGGCCACCGTTACCTCCAACGATATCTCTAAGTAAAGGAGAATTACGCCATACAGTATCCATATACTCAAAGAGAACCTTAGACTGCCTAAAAGCAGCACCAACAATAACTATTTTTCTCCCCGGCATTAATAAAGCTCTGAGGATTGCGTAAACAGAAAGTATAAAAGACTTACCAAAACCACGACTAGCAATAAGCATTGGAAATTTTCTATTCCACATTTCTTTAAGCATTAAAGCCTGTGTGGGCAAAACTTCTATATTTAATATTTCTTTGCATAGAAAAGAAAAGTAATCAGGGTTTGTCATCAACCAAGTAAGCTTAGTTGTGAACTCTTCTTCTGTTGGTAGGCTAAAGGGATTAACTATCTTAGATTCATCTACATTTATATTTAGCCAAGCGTCATTAATGGCTTTTATATTATCAATATGATTGTTCACGTAAAGATATCTCCATCTTTTCGTCGAATATAATCATAGCTCTTTCTTCAGCTGTTTGTTTATCTCCAGAAAATACTACTTCGACATTGTATTTTTCCTGATACTCACATAATTTTTTCCACATGAACTTGCCGTTCATTCTTACATATTGCAAGTTCTTTTTTGGTATGCCAGAGTTTATTGGGAAGTTCATGAGATCATCTATGGAGAATTCACAGATAATATACTTCCAGCGAAATTTAGACATGCGTTCAATTTCAGCTTCAAACGCTTTTCGCTTTTTGCCAAGATTCATTGCTAACTCACCAGTGCTAGCTTTTCTTTCAATCACTAAGTCTTTCTCAAGACCTCTGATTGTGTAGTCTCCTGTCTTCAGACCCCATCTAGCCACAGCTAGACACTTGCTAGAAGAATTAAAATTCCATCCATTCTTCTCCCGTGTGTCTTTTAAGACTACATACTTCATTCTTTGTTCTTCCTTACGATGTCCATAAACAAAGGAGCATACTGCGCTTCTGCCCCTGTTACTTGTTTATGGCATCTATAACACAACGTTATTCCGTTATCTTCATCAAATCGCAAATGAGCTGCATCTGCCCATTTAACAATATGATGTGCATTCAACGCCTTATTATAATTACATCCGGGCATTTGACACTTATGTCCATCTCTTTTGTAAACCCTTTTACGCCATTCTGCATAAACAGGGTCGTTATAATTCCGCAATGCTATTTCTTTCGTTTATTGTTTGTAGTCCTGTAACAATTTCTCGCATTTCTAGAACAGCTCTGTATATTGCAGAGTCTCTAAGTTTGCATTCTTCATAAATTGCATCTATCTTAGCTTCTAATCTTCCTAAGTCTTTAGCAATAGGAATGTCTATTGTTAAATCCTGATTACCACTCTTCAATTCATTATATGAATAGACTGAAAATGCCAAATTGCCAATTAACAAAAAACAGATGGCACACAATCCACAAGCAGGCTTTTTCATAATACACCTTCTAATGGGGTTTTACCCCTCTTAAACTTATGACTTTAATATCGTTGTGTAATTCATCCTCCAAATAATCAACTACTTCATCCGTCAAATTTTGTTCTATAATTTTAGTCTTTAATTTATTCAAAGCTTTATAACAAGCGTCATCAGGATCGGCGGCTTCTACGAAGAAAAAGCTTTTTTCGTCTATATCTTCAACCCCAAGTTTATTAAGTGGTTGTATGATGTTCTTCGTACTGACTGTTATTTTGTAAATCATGTCGCACCATTCTGGTTACTAAATTATCGAATGTTATATTCGGTTTCCAATTCAGTCTTCTTTCTGCCTTCTTAGATATCCCCCTTAAGTACGGCACTTCAGATGGTCGTTTAAGACTTTCGTCTATCTCAACATATTGCATATACTCTACAATATTTATACACTTAAAAGCTTGTTTTAGGTAATCTTCTACAGAATAGGTGTTTCCGGTACTTATTACAAAATCGTCTGCGTAGTCATGTTGTAACATCATCCACATGGCTGTTACATAGTCTTCTGCGTGTCCCCAGTCTCGCTTTGCGGATAGATTCCCAAGTTTGAGTTTGGGAATACTACGACCCGTTTGGGTCGCCCAGTAGAGATCTGCCACATAGCGGCTGATCTTCCTCGTTACGAATCTTTCGCCTCTTCTTTCTGACTCGTGGTTAAACAAAATACCGCCACAGGCGAATAGATCATAAGAGCGACGATAAAGGGAAACTGCACTGTGAGCAGCAAGCTTAGCGATAGCATATGGAGATTGGGGACTGAACGTAGTTCTTTCATCTTGATATTTCTCCCGATTATTGTCGAGGTTATATTGATCTCCAAACATCTCACTGCTGCTTGCTTGATAGAACCGTGGACGGTTCCCCATCTGTCTAATTACTTCGAGTATATTGAGACAGCCTTGACCAGTTACATTCCAAGTTAGTAGTGGTTGATTAAATGATGTTCCAACGTGAGATTGTGCAGCCAAATTATAAACTTCGTCAGGCTGAACTTCGTTCAGTAATCGGTAGATACTAGAAGTGTCTGTAATATCACCTTGAACTAGATGGAACTGTTTTTTATTAAGTAAATGGCTTATTCTGAGAGTGTTGTTAAACGAAGTTCTACGTGTTACTCCGTATACTGTATATTCTTTAGATAGTAATAAGTCAGATAGGTATGAGCCATCTTGTCCTGTTACACCGTATATTATTGCTTTCTTCACTTAGTTATCGTCTTTTACAGTATCTGGTGTTAGAAATGGTTGATCTATGTTGCCATCTTCATATTTATGGTATTCAGATAGTCTTTTCTTTTCAGCTTCCATGGCTAGACGCATCTTTTCCATGTCAGTACCCATTTGTTGACGAGTTTCAGGGTTAGACATAAGGTTTCTTACCCATCCAATGAAAGTCTGTTTGGAGTCTTCGAGTCTTTTGATACGTTGTTCACGAGTAGCCTTCAAGTCTTTTAGCATAGAAGCCTTCTTCGTCTGTAGATCTTTGTATTCTCTAGTTAAGGAATCTTGGGCGGCTCTACAGACAGCGATTTGTCTTTCCAAGTTGTAGATATAATCCTTATCTTGTATCTCTAGTGACTTAGATTTCTCTACAGTTACCAGTTCTTCATACTCTCCTATGCTTCTCATGTTAGTTTGTTGGCCGATTAGTGCGCGATTCATGAGAATTTCGAGTTTTATAGCGTCAATTATCTGTAATTCTTCAGTTGGAAGCACATCATCACGAAATTGAGTGATTATTCGGCTCCAATGGTAGAGTAATGACTGCAATTCTTCTTCACTGAATTGTTTTTGTAGGTCTTTCCAGAAGGGACGACTCTGTAGATCATGCAATGCCTCTATTTCACGGTCATCTAGAGTATTATTGCCGATTTTTTCTTTGATATACGACTGTATAGAGATTGGGTCACGGTCTAAGTGGGTAGCAATTTCGAGATTTGACATCTCTCGGTGGTTATTTCTGATAAATTCTTGCTCTGTCTTTGTGAATCTACCCTTCTTCATAGCCGTGTTCCTTTAAAATATGACAAATTTCTTCAATAATTTGCCTTCTTCGGGGTTTTGGTACATAGGCTCCATGTCTTACCCGTAGATAGTCGGACCGAAAGGACACATCTAACTCTTCGTCTATGATGTCTAAGAGTTCTTGGTTGTCAGTATCCTCAATAAAGCTGTCACTTATACGCATACTCTTCTCGGATTCATCTCTGATGTTGCTAATATCGAGAGGTTCCATCAAAAACTTCTTACTATTGTTCAACTGTTGTTGTCTATCGTCTTTATCTTTCTTGTTTTGACGGTAGTATTTGTCTCTTTTAAAATTATTTAGCCGATTTTTAACATGCACGGCTAAGAAATTCTCTAAAGGACGGCCTTCTTCATAGCGATCTAGTGCATCTACAGCAATTATGAAGGCTTCTTGTCTAATATCTTCAGGTTCAAAGTATCCAAACTTGAACTTGTATGCATATCTGTCACAAATCTTGTTTATTATTTCGAGGACCTCACTCTCCGTCATTCCCTTTGGTATCTTCATTTACGCTTTGCTTAAATTTAGCTTTGATAGTTGTAGGAATCTTTGCTTCTAGGAAGGCTTTGCCTTCTACAGCTGGTGGATCTTCTACTTCTAGGTCTTTAGCAACAGTCTTTTCTACAGCAGCAGAAGCTTTTGATTGTATCTTGCTTAAAACGTCATAAATGTTAGTCACGGATTACCCCTTTCTTTGAGCTTATTAAGAATTTGATCAGTATGATATATTATACTTGGAAAAAGCGGAGCGTACACATGAGGCTAAGCAAACAAGAAAAAGAGTATATTAAGAAGATGGCCAATGTCTTGAAAGATTCTGAGATAGCTGATGAGCTTACAAGGATCAGAATAGGCTTTGGCATCAAAGAAAGAGTCAACAAGAGACAGGTTACAGGCGTTAGAACTAGGATGGGGATTAAGAAATCTCCCGGAAGAGGCGTTAACCGAGTCAAAAGGGATAAGAAAGATGAGTGATGAAACTTATATCTATCTAGGCGGCGTTTTAGGTGCTGGTAAAAGAGCTTCTGTGAGCATAGAGGACTATCCATTGTTAAGTCAGTATAGCTGGCATCTAAATAAGAGTGGATACGCCATAACAAAGATTAAAGGGCGACATAAAGCCATGCACAGAATGGTTCTAGGCACTACTAACCCATATGTATTTGTTGACCATATAGATAAAGACAGACTCAATAACACCAGAGAGAATCTTAGAGAGCTTACACCCAAAGAAAATGCTAATAACATGAAGTCAAATGTTAAGATTGAGGCATTTGGCGAGGAAAAGAATATCGGCCAATGGGTGGAAGATTCACGTTGCGAAGTATCATACGCCGCGTTTTATAATAGATTAAAGAAAGGCATCGACCCAGAGGAAGCTATGAAAAAGAATGGCAACCGAAGGGCTTTAGATGCATAATCCGTATGAGCCGCCTAAAAAAGATCCAAGGCGGCGTCTTACAGCCTCAGACAGATGGGGCGAACGTCACCGTCCTCCAACGACCGATTGGTGCGACTTCGCTTTTGTGATGTTTATAATGCTTTTGGCGCTCTTTTCGCCGTATCTCGTAGACTTGCTTGCAGTGTTCTTTAAGAGGGTACTTTAGCTAAGACAAGGCGGAACAATTCCGCTAATTGTGTCTGCACGACCCCGCTTTTTTTGATGTAATACAGATAACCAATAACTGATACTAAAACCCCACCAACTTAATTGACATTTATTTGATAATTATCCGACGTGATAAAACCTATGTGTCATAATTAAATAGTTCAAGTTAATTACATAAGGATAATACAATGATTGATGCGAGTATGTTTTGGGGAATAGTAACGGGTACGATGTTAGCTATTAATATTCTGTATTGGATGCACAAAAAAGAATTACTATAAATTTAGTTATTCTTAATAAAATATGTTTAAGAGTACTTGACATATGTGCCGATTTATATTGTAATAGAAAGCATGGAAGACGTTACTAAAACCTTTGTTGGAGAAAACAAAATGACAAGCGCACAAGCTAAACTAGAATTGTTCAAAGTAAACCGACAAATCGAAAAGAAGATTGTCGAACATAAAAACGAATTAGGGCAATACAATAAGAGTATTGTCGAGGATGAATTGCAATTACTTTGGGATAGAAAAGATATTCTCAAAAAATTCATTTAAGACTACTTGACAATCTTGTCGATATAACTAAAATGAAAGACATACAAACAACGTTTTTTGGAGAAAACAAAATGCCACAGTTAAACACAGAATCACCGACCTACATGCAAGACACACTAACCCGAATCTCTTTGGCACTCGGCTATGATGGTGAAAGCAATCAGCAATGTTGGGACTGGATCATGGCCGTTAGTGACAAGTACGGCAACGACTTCTTAGATGAAAAGATGCACGGTGTCCTAGAACACTACGACGAATCAGGATACTTAGGGGTTGGAAAAGAATTCAGGAAAAAATAAATAATTATTGCCCTGAATGACCTAACGTGTCACACCCCTAGCCAATAATATACATATAACAATTAAACGTTTTTTGGAGAAAACAAAATGAACAAGTTCACTACTAACCAATTTGCAGAAGATACCACAGCCGCCGACATCTACGAGATGCGAGAAGAGCATCGACTAGCCGAAGAAGCTAAGGCCGCAGGCCGCAAGGCTGGACTGAGTAGCTATAGGACTTGGGCATCTGTCAATGATAACCCTCACGCTGAGGGTACTGAGGCATTCAGCGCTTGGGCTGAGGCATTCAAACAGGCTAAGTTCGAGAGTGACCAAGACCACGACGATTCATATCTAGATCATATGGGGGAATAAGTAATGAGTACACAGTACAAGGTACAAGGTAACGTATTACCAACGCACATAATGCCCGAAGGGGAACATGCTGTAAAGGCTACTGTTATCAGTCAATGGGTAGATGCTGATGCCCCACTAGATGCAGCGGCTAAGTTCCTAATGGATAACGACCAAGTGAACGCTAGTCCTATCCTAGTGGTAGATACTGATTACAATATCGGCAACTACCCTCTTGACTATGTGAAGATTGCCATAGATTACAGGGTAGGACTTAGGGAATATAATAAATAAAATCTCTATTTATTTCTAAAAAATTCCAGAATCCCTATTGACATGGGTGGGGTAATACGAGGCGCTTGCTTCGCCTTCACCGTCTCAGGTGAAGCAAGCGGCTTGAGGGGCAGACCAGAGCAGGAAAATAAACACGTTTTTTTGAGGAAAAATTTCAGAATGTCAACTCGATACCTAGTAGCCAAAGAAGACAACGAAAGAATCTGTGCCAATATCGTCGCTAAGCTCGATGAGCTTTACAAGACCAATCGGACACTGATTGACCAAGACAGCCAAGCGGCTTGGCAAGCCATCGAAGAAAACTGGCAATATATGCGAGAATTGGAAGCTCGATTGAAAGACAGAAAAAATCCTAAAATTTATAAAGAAATATGAGCCGAGTGACCTAACGTGTCACGCCCCTAGTCGATAATAATAATATCAAAGTTAAATGTTTTGGAGAAAACAAATGAGAATTTCAGATTTACAATTTAGTAACGAGATGCGCGAAAATGTTTGGCGCGGTCACAGTGTTGAGCTTCCTAAACAGGATGCACACCGCATGATTGGCAATGAGCAACACGCTCAGGACTTCATCGCAGATAATGGCGATGTCGAAATCGTTTGGAACGAGCGATATAGCTATTGGGAAGTTCCAGCCTTTGCCGAAGGCCGTAGGATTTACGGCGAAGCTAAACAACGTGCTTGTGCTGCTTGGGGGTGTGAATAATGGATTACTTCATGGAATGGTCTGAGTGGCTTGCAATAGTTGACAAGTTCCCGAAAGATGATAAAATAGTTCTCGATAGAATTGATATTGAATTAGAGGAATTAGAAAATGGATCGTAGAATTCCACAATGGAAAATGAACGGCAAGGATATGAGATTCGATGGAAGTTTTGAAGTTGGCATTGTAGAAGTGCGCGACCTATTCGATGATCTGGTTGTGACGTTATGGGTTGAGCAAGAAAAGGACAACACGCTAACGGTTAAGAGTTTAGGCGGCATTGGTAACGGTCGCTATAGTGTGCAAGTGGTAGCCAAGAAAAAGCCGATTGAAGAGGGCGAGGAGTGGAAAGAATGTTGAACAATAAAAAAATAGCAATAGCAAAACACAACGCCAGCAAAATGCGACACGCGAATATATTCACGGGCTGCTTGCGAGCTGGTACGTTGAAGCAGACGCACCAAAAAATAAAGCCATTTAAATTGAAAAAATCCTAGAATACCTATTGACATAGGTCGGGTAGGACGAGGCGCTTAGTTGTCGTTCGCCCGTCTCACGACAACTAAGCGGCTTAAGGAGGACACTCATGACAGATTCACTTTTCAACGCCGAGCTGCGCGACTGCGCCCGTATCAACGAGCGTGACCTGCGGGTCGCTCAGGCTGACTGGGAAGCCGAGCAGCGCGAGGCATCGCGCGACGAGCAGGCGTATCACAACGCCTGTGATCAGGGTCACGACTGGGACGACTACGACCCCGTCGATCTCTATGGCGCGGAGTGGGACAACCACGCCGTGCGGGAGTGGGACTAACCGCTCTTGGTTTGGAGTCGCCCTGATTCGAGGCGGCATTACAATATCGGACGCGAGCTGGATCGTAACAGCGTGCCCAGTGAGCAATAAATTCCACCCATTAGAGGCCATCAGGTAGGACGAGGCGCTTGCTTCGCCTTCACCGTCTCAGGTGAAGCAAGCGGCTCGAAGGGGAACCGAGAGCAGGAAAAAAGACACGTTTTTTTAGGGAAAAATTTAAGATTATGGCATATGTAGCATACGAAGCAAGAATGGCTAAGGACACACCGACCGGAATGCGTTACCTAGTGCGATGCAATCGGCTAGGCAAGTACGCCATTACAAGCGGCATTGGTTCAAGCGGCTCATCTATGTGGGGCGTTGAATGTCAGGGGAATTACGATTATGTAATGAAAAAATGGAAAAATCTTGTAGGAAAATACGTTCCAGTGACCTAACGTGTCACACCCCTATACGATAATATTAGTAGTTCAAAAGGAGAAAACAATGAACCTAGAAAAATTCCAAGCGGCCATCGAAGGCCAAAAAACGATTCGCCTTACTCACAAGATGGCACGCGGTGATGGTTATGTTACCGTTAACCGAGAGGTTGAAGTGTCTGATTTATCCGTAGGTGAAAGCGGATTGATTGAATACACCTGCTACATGGCGGGAGTTTGTCGGCACGTTCTGACAAGAGTGTCAGAGGTTGTTGAAGTCGAGTCAGTTTGTACTATTGAAGATTGGAACGCTGGCTGTGATGCGTTCGATGCACTTCATGACTTAGTAGGATTGAGAGGTATGTAATGGCTCCAGTATGGTTTTGGGAAGTGTTGTTAGTTACAGGTATTACCGTTCCTATTGTTTTGGGTTTGATAGATGATTGACCGATATATTGAATTAAGAAAAGAGTATGGATTAATTGGCACATTATTCTTAACAGCAATGTTTTTATTTGTGGTTGGTTGGTATGCCAGTGAGTTAGTGAGAATTATAGGAGAATTCAAATGAGTAAGCCGTTAACTAGAAAAGTTAAAGACCACCGAGGAAATGAACACGAAGTTTATAAGTGGTATTGGATGAAGGGCTGGGAATTTTACCAGACAGAGCCGAGTGACGAGTTCGGGGTTACGTTTGGATATATGACAAACTGCCCTTTCCCTGAATGGGGAAGTCAGCACGAAGCCGAGTTGCACGATGTCGCTGGTGTAGTTGCTGAGAAATTTGATTTATGGGATTTAGCCCCACCGCAAGGTTGGGAGTGGTTAGAAAAGGAGAATTAAAATGTCAGGAACACGGACGAAGTCCGCTTTGGTGAGTTCACAACTTCGTGGTATCCGCCAGAAAAGAAGAATTAAACAAACCCCGCCAAAGTCAAAGTTTAAGGGTTTAACTTCAAGCCAAATTAGAAAATTGAAAAAGGAGAATTGAGATGCAAGAATATTTTGAATACCTAACTGAGTTACAAGCTGGCGGAACCATGAATATGATGTGGGCGCCGACTATGCTACAAGCCGATTTTGACTTAGACAAAAAGGAGGCTCGTGAAATATTCAGTAAGTGGTGCGACTCATTGAAAAACGAGTAGTGCCAAGCTCGTGATGCCCCTGTCGCCGTTCCTTCAGTTTCCTTGGCGGCAGGGGTTTATTTTGGGTAAGACGAGCGGCGTACAGTTATAAGCGAGTCTTTCCATAACTGTGCCGCTTGGGGAGGCAAAAAAGTCAGGAAAATATGAACAAATCGAGCCAGTCAGTGGAGGATTTCGTTGACAATGCCGATGATTATGATATACTTTTAAGAGTTGAAGGTTAATTGTTGATTGGAGAGAACCATGTCGTTGCAGTACATACCACAAGTTAAAGTCGCTGAAGAATTACTGAAAGAGCTTGATCCTAAAGCTATCGAAGAAGTTCATACCGAGTCTAAGGAATACACTTCGGACGCTGCTGAAAGTCATAAAAGTAAACGGTCGTGGATATCTATCTACGCAGGTCGTGCTATTCGTCATTACATGGAGGGCGAAGAAAAAGAACTGCTGAAAACCCTATTGAGGGTTTACCATACTTTTGGCGGAGAATTAAGCACTGACTTCAATTACAAACCAGAATGCCCTGAATGTAAAACTGTCATCCCTATCGAATTTACCGACAAGGGATTGCAAAAGATTATGCAGGAAGAAACGACCACGGAAGAAGTCGCAAAGGTTTTAGACGTTTCGGAAGAAACGATTGAGAGTCTAGGCGAAGGGGTCGAAGTCTTAGACGAAGAACTCGACCATATCCAAAGAGACTACCATAGCCAAACCAAAAGAGAGTCTCGCAGTTTTGCCTTCGACCGTAGACTAGTCAAAACAAGAGGCAACAACGGGAAAGCTGCTGGAGCTAAACAAACAAAAGCCGCTAGAACAGCTCTGTTCATGCCATCAGCAGAAATGATTGACTTAGTACAGGCATGGGAAGAAGGTGTTATAAACAAGAATACGCAATTAGTTCTTGTTGAAATGGATGTTGATCGTGCAACACATATGGAAGAAAATTTCCAAGCTATACTGGCTAAAACGACAGAACGCATCAACGAAGATCCTGAACGAAATGTACAGGTTCCTACATTCAAGAACAAACCACGATTCTATAAAAACAGCGTGCTTAGATTGCGTCCAAACAGTGAAGTATGGAAAGACATAACGCTGGACTACGCTTTTCTTGATTACACTTGTTCATGCAGTGAGAGTCATTTGAGATGGGTTGAGAATGTCCTCTATCAGAAGCTGTCAACCACATCAACAGCCGCCTTTACCCACTATAGTACAGCAAGAGGCAGAAAAGACGTTGAAGGCTCAGCAAGTCTCTGGAGAGAACGAAAAATTAACATGTTCTGTCTGGTTGAAATGTGGGTAAACTTATTGATGCTAGTTGCGTCAGGATTGTTAAAACCGAAAGATGAATCTGGTGAGGACATCACCATGGGCAACCTCCTTTTGGAGTTGTTTCCGCTGTTTGTAGAAAACATAGCAGAACTGTCGGAAACGGTAGGAAACCCAAGAACGGCATTGATGCTAAACCGAACAGCTGGAGAAGATCAAAACGAATACAGTCTTTCATACGTTGATTGGGTTTGTATCGCTTCGTCTTTCTCTGATGCGGCCTCAAAAGCTGGCGATAATCAATTCGCTCTAGTGTTTGAAGAAAACGAATTGGCATTTAAACAGCCAACGATCCACGAATACATTGGTACTGAAGGGGCTACCATGGTCACGTACAGGTTTGACATTCAAAAAGAATGCAAGGTAACAGAGTACAACATACGATTCACAGCGTCTTCAGTCTTAATGGGATATGGAGTCATGGGTATTTGGAAGATGAAACCATCAACTTGGGATGTCAACAATGACGAATTCTGCGAGCAGGTATTTGCGGCACTAAACAAGATATGGGATATGCGACACGACGGCAGACGCATCGAGACTATGATAATGGAGTCTCAATTAGACTCGTCAAGGATGGGATGGCTACTTAAATTCTTTCACGAAACAATGTCAGAACATTGCGACTATACCTGCCCTTTATGGCAGTGGTACGGAAGCGGAATACTAACTAAAACCTAAACAAGCAAGGTTGGGTAAAACGAGGCGCTTATGTTGCCTTCGCCCGTCTCAGGCAATGTAAGCGGCTCAAGGAGAGAACGATGAGCAGAACTAAGAAAACGATAACACTGAAAATTAAAGTCGGGAAACCGTCAGTCGGCCATCAGGCCAATACCCACCAAGTGCATGACAATCGGCCACGCCGACAACGCACACGGGCGGCAAAAAATAATCGTGCAATTAGGGATTTCTTTTAAGTAATTTCTTGCAAGTGCCGATAATTATGGTAGACTAGTAGTGAAGGAGAACACTAATGGACAGTTTTATTTTAGAACAATTTGAAGATACTATTTCATGTGGTTGCCATCTCATTGCAACGGAAATGCTTGAACTTGGAGTTCAGTGCGATGAATGTAGATACCACGATTTAATGATGGAGGAAGCTAGATATGGCGAGACCAAAAAGAGAAGCCTTTAATGGCAAAGTTGAACTTTTGCGTGAACGATACCTTAAAGGTTTGTCGATATGGACTGGTAAGCCTTTAGAGGGTGAAGACTTAGCCGAGTGGAAAGAAACTATGGCTTTGAAAGAAGCATGGGAAGAACGAGAACTCGCTACTCACTCAGCGTAGAGTGAGTGCCATAACCGTCTACGTCGTATTTAACATCTCTCACGGCTGTATGGCGTAGGCGGTTTATTTATTAAGAGGAAAGGATTTTATTATGAGTATGAAAATACTACAGCACTTCCAAACGCCGGAAGAATTGGAAGAAGATATGCCGGAATTGTTGGAGATGCACAAGATTGCATTAGAGGAAGAAATTACATGGCCATTCTTTGGTGGTGTTATTACACTAAATAATGGTCACAGATACCAAGTAGCGGAGATGTAAAAATGAAGGGCTGTTATATTTATGTTTTGAACGCACCCAATGGAACTTGTCATAGATTCCACTTGGAAGATAAGGGGATGGGTACTGCTGAGGCTGTGCTGTTCTTGTCCAATAAAGGCTTTAGATTAAAAGATATTGACTGGATGTTTTCAGAAAAGGAGATTATTCATGAAGGTTAAAACACATGAACAATTACGAGCTTCGATGCTTTGCATCATAGCATTTACACTAGGGTGCATAGTCGTATTTTGCGGCGGGTGTTCAGCGGCTAACAAAACACAAACAAGAGTGTTTGATAATGAAGTAGAGTTTGGCGGCGGCTTTTATTTACAAGAAGCTCAAGCTAATTGGGAGTAACCTTTCCTCGCCCTTACCAGTAGTTCTTGTTTTCTCCTCTGCTGGTAGGGGCTTCCTTTAGGTAAAACGAGGTGCTTACAACGCCTTCGCCCGTCTCAGGCGTTGTAAGCAGCT